GTGCGATACGAGGCGATCCACGCGCGGCTGAAGCGTTTGGAAGGGCTGTTGCTAAAGGTTGGTGGCGCGATCATCGTTGTGTTGATCGGTGCGCTTGGCAGCATGGCCGTGATGCTGGTAGACGCGATTAAATGATTCAAGCGTTGATACCGACCATCGCGCCGATCTTGGGCAAGGTCGTTGGCAATCTGTTTCCCGACCCTGAGCAGAAAGCCAAAGCCGAAGCCGAAATGATGAAAACGCTGCTGGCGCACCAAGCCGAAATTGAAGGTGCCGCAGCCAAGATTATTCAGACGGAGGCGGCCTCGCAGCATTGGTTGGCGGCGAACTGGCGACCGCTTACGATGTTGGTATTCGTGTCCCTGATCGTTGCCCGTTGGTTTGGGTGGGCTGCGCCGAACCTCTCAGAAGCCGAGTACATTAAACTGTGGTCTATCGTTGAGTTTGGGCTTGGCGGCTACGTCGTCGGGCGCAGCGTGGAGAAGATCGCCCCCTCCATTGCTGATGTGATGAGAAAACGCTGATGGACTGGAAGGCGTACCCGAATTTTACTGCCGCTGAGTTCAACTGTTCGCATTGCGGCGATAACAAGATGACGCCTGACTTTATGGCGAAACTCCAAACCCTGCGCACCGCCTACGGCAAACCCATGCGCGTCACCTCGGGCTATCGCTGCCCCAAGCACCCCATAGAGGCGAAGAAGGCGGCACCGGGGGCGCACGCATCAGGTTGTGCCTGTGACATAGGGGTAGAGGGCGCGGAGGCCCACAAGCTATTAACGCTCGCTATGGCAGCAGGCTTTACCGGCATTGGCGTCCAGCAGAAAGGAACTGGCAGATTTCTGCACCTTGACACGCTAACGAGCGGAGTCAGGCCCACCGTTTGGTCGTACTAACTTTAGTTCGTCTTTAAGCGTTTTTATTTCCAACGCTAACACGGTTGCTTCTACGACCAACCCTGCCTGACGCATCGCCGCCAATGCTTGCTCAACCTTAACTTGCTGACTAAACCTCCACGGCATCCGCTCCATTTCCGTTTTCCATGCCCCCGGCGGGCTTTCGGTATCTATGATCACCAGTATTGCCCTCCTGTGCGCCGCCGTGAGCAGGCCCAGTTAGGGGGCGGCACATGACGCCAATCTACCGTCCAAAGCCGCTGTAATGCCTCTAGAATCGTTTTCACGGCATACCCTCCACGCTGTAGTTAGTTGACGGGGAGCGCCAGTCCCTCGGCACCTCCCCGTTGATCCAGCTCGGGTCAGCCCATAACAACCTATTGTTAGGGTAGGCAATCCATTGCCCCGAGTCTAAAGCGATGATGTGGTGGTCTTTGCTCTGGTCAGGCACCTCGCTCCAACCGCCGTCGCACCAGAATACTGTCATCAGATACGTTCCCGGGCGCTGTACCCCGTCACGGCCTATAGCCTTGACCCGGTGGTTACGCAGGAACGCCACCTCCTTGACCTGACAGTTGCGGCTGAACGAATCCCACCACACAACAAGCGGCAGCGCCATTTCTGGGCAGGGCTTACTGCACAGCGCGTGGATCGGGATACGCGCCCATTGTGCGCCTGACTCCAGCATGATTTGAAACATGGGCACGCGCATGGGTTCGCTACGGAATCCAAAGACCGTGGCTAGGGTATGTTCGCCATGCCCTTTCTCATGGTCGTGCAGAAACTCGTTACGCACGTAGGCCGTAATGTACGGCGTATCAGCCCAGAAATTCATACTAAACCTTTTTTACGAAACATAAATTGGCTCCGGTAACGGCCCGATACCAAGCTCTATCAGCCGGTTTTCAATGCCGTGCAGAAATTCGGTAAATTCTTGCTGGGTCATGCGCGAGGTGCGCTTTAACGGGCGCATACGCTTTTTGCCAAGCCCTGTGAGCGTTTCCCAACCAAACACCTCACCCAAGAAATACTCATGCAGATCGTCGCGTGTCCAGCCTTTGAGCGCCTCGCCGCCCGCTTCCATAATCATCGGGTAAACGACACCCCACAAATATGCCAACTGCTGCGACGTTTTAGGCTTTTTCCATTCGGCCACTTCTACCGCCCACACGCGCTGCGGGTCTAACCCCTGCATCATGCGCGTTACGGCAACCGCCATCTGCTGTGGCGTCGTGCCTTTCGGGAATATGCGCTTCACAGTCGTTCCTCAAAGTCTATGTAACGCCATGCGAGATATTCGGGCGTCACGGCATAAACGTCGTAGTCGTACCCGCGCTCCTTGTCGGTGATTTTCCGCACAATCCAATCGGGGAACGTAGTGCGTACATCTACGAGTGCCGCCACGGTCAAACTTGCATTGACGATGTAGTAGTAATCAGGGCGCGGATCAGCCGCATCAAAGGACTTCTTGGCACAGATCGCAGCCGTCTCAAACGGCCACGCTTCGTACTGAAAGTCATGCTTGATGTGCTTAACCTCTATCCGCTTACCCGACGCATACACATCGCCTTTGTCGGCGTATTCCTTTCGGTCGGCAAAGTCACGGGCCATGCGACGTTTCGGCAGCGTCACCGTATGCCCAAGGTTCAGCAAGTAAGTCGCCACAACAATCTCTGCTGGGCGACTTGCCCTAAACCTTGCCTCAAAATCAGAAGGGTGTATCAAGGTCAGACCAATTATCTTCGCTCATCGCAGGCGCGGCTTTCGGCTTTGGCTGTTCGCCTTTGGCCTCAAACCGTAACGACATAAACTTATCGCCCGTCTTTTTGCTGGCCTGTATCCAACCCGATACGTTCATGTCCACGTTGTTGATGACGCACGATCCTCGGTAGTCGGGGCGTTTCTCATTGCCCTTCTTGTCGTTCTTGAACAGCACGCCACGCATGTTCGGGTCGTATTGATTAGCCACGGTTTAACTCCTGTAGTTTTTCCAACTTCTCGTTTAACTCGGCAAGGAAAGTCTTAACCTCGCCCTCCAATGTCGTGATGTATTTGTCGTCCCGCTCCACGCGCTTGACGAACATCCGCAGGTGTTCGGGCAGCCGAGGGTCGTAAGACACGAAATCGCACCATTTGCGCCCCGTGCAAGCCATCTGAAACTGAATCTGCGGGATGTGTTTGGTCGGCACCTCGCCAGCAAGCAGCGTGTCTAAGTGAGTGCTGGTCGCAGGGCATTTGAACTCCACCAGCCCCTCATCGTTTACGAGGCCGTCAGGAGACGCGCCAGCATGTTCAAGGCGGGGGTGCTGGATAAACCCCACCTCCTCAACCAGCTCGCCTGTACGGGCGCTGTAGGCGACCCTAGCGTGGGGTTCCTGCTCCGTACCCCACTCCATGTGCGCGGTAGAAAACCCGCCAACCCTTTGCCCCGTCAACCGCTCTACGATGAGATCGGCCATGTAGCTTTCCCGGGTCGCGCCTTTGCCCTTGGCAATAACTTCAGATACTCGGGAGGCCGTGACTTTGCCGAGCCGTGCTTGATGCCATTCGGTAGTGCGTTGTGGTTTAATCATTGCAGCGTCCTCACAACGTAATCCTTAAATACAGCGCCTTTTGACGGGTCGCCAACCTTACAAGCCTTTACCCAAACCGTTTTCCCGTTACGCAATCGCCGCTGATGCCCACGACGGTCGTGATGCCTAGGTGACGCATGACTACCGCCCCGATTCTCACGAACGACCGCTTCAAAACCAACGACTAACGTGTGCCATGTGTATTTTGGCGGTTTGCCCTTTTTAATACGGCGCTGGTTTAAAAACGTCTTTTCAACGACTGCTAAATGCGCCGTTTGCCGTGATTCGGCAAGGCATTTATAAAACAACGCAATCAGACGCAACCCAATATCTCGGCTTTGCTTTTCATTGTCAGACTCATTTGGGTCAATGGTGGTATACAACCGCCCATCTCGCACCGCATAGTGTCGCGGTTTCAACAGTCGCGGCTCGCCATCGCCTATTCTTATTGCCGTTGAAAACCGTATGCCCTCCTCAGGGTCACCGCCTAACAACATCAACAACATTTCGTGAGGAGTGTTATTGCGAACCGTATTATAAACTGCCACCGTTTTTTCAAACGGCGGTCGGTAAAACGGCAACCATTGCTCGCATTCAATCATTTCGTTTCCAAAAATTGATCCGCTTATGTCAAACCAATACCAAGGGTCATCGTCATTGCCTGAACGATCAACCCACCACTTTGCCCATTTCTGAATGGCGGGTGTCATGACACCTCCTTACTACGAGCCATAAACGCATCCATGTGCAGCTCACGCACCGGGACGGGCAGATCGTTAAGCAGCGCCCGCAACGCCTTCTTGTTATCGCACGCAGCGATCTGCGCCAGCACCTCGGGGTCTTGCGCGGCAACTTCGTGCGTCGTGGCATCGGCGTCGTTGTCGCCCTCGGTTGGGATGCAGAACGCTTGGAAGGCGGCGTACTTATAAGCAGCAGACATGGCCTTGTTG